GAATCCACGCAAGACCATCACTGTAAAGCAGACAACGATCACACTTACCATTCATCACTATATCACCAACCCAACATTCAGAATCATCATCATCTTGAATTGTAATAGTGTTAACAGCATCTGCATTTCGAGCGATGATACTGTACCATCGTCCTTTAGCATCAGATACTGGAGGCAGTGTAACAGTAATTGGACCTGTGTCATTGTCAGCACTTGGTCTCACTACATAATCACGTGTAGTCATTTCCACATTTGCGGCAGGGTCAATAAACTTATCAACCACTTCCTTATCATGTTCAGCAAATCTATCCTCAAGCGTCATTTGTTACCTCCTTAAGATTTCATTCATGTCTGAAATTTCACTTTCGATTCCAGATACATTAGGTTTATTTTTAGGCTTAGGCGAGTTTCCTTTTTTACGAGGAAGCCTAGGCGGCTTATTGTCATCTTTCTTATGTGTAGCCTTTTGAAGGTTTAAAACTTTACGAACCTTCGGAGCTACATCTTTTAAAACTTCGTCATACTTTTTATCAGGGTTTTTAGCAGCTAGATCTTCAAACACTTCAGCTACAACCCTTTTAAATGGTACGAGGTCTTTATTATCACTATAGAAATCCTCATTCATTTTTTGCATCTTAATATTAAGAGCAACATCATTCTTAACAATACCAGGAATAGCTCGAAGAACCCCTTCACCAAGAATTTTACGAGCGTCTGATATTGTTGTTTGATAAAAGTTATTGAGAAACTTATTAAACTTCTCTGGATTATCTCTCATATCCTCAAGATCATAATCCTTCAGAAAGTCTCGATCTTCAAAAGATATCGGTGCTTCAGTCGTTGGCGTCTCTGTTTTAGGAGCATCAGTTTTAGGTGTTCCACTTTTCTCATCAAGCTGTCTCCGAAGATCTTCGATTATCTCATCCTTATCATCAGGAGCCTCAGTTGTCGGAGTTTCCGTTGTGGGAGCGTCTGTACCTGGTGCTTCAGTGTTTGGTGCATCTGTGCCGGGGACTTCAGTACCTGGAGCCTCAGTATTCGGAGACTCGGTTCCAGGAGCTTCAGTCCCAGGACTTTCTGTACCAGGGGCCTCCGTACTTTGACCTGCACCCATAGTAAAAGTTTTGTTCATGTCATTTACATCTTCTTGAACTTCTTTCAAATAATCGTTCATAGCTAACCTCCATAGATCGTTAAAAAATTTTATTATCTACTTAACAGATATAGTTCTATATAATTCCTTCCAATATCCATAAGTAGATGCTCCATCACCACCTACATTAACCACCACCAAAACATCATCCTGCTGAGCATCGAAATTAGATAAGGCTGGAAGGTGGTTGAGATAGAATACTCCATTAGCTTTTGCATTTCCATCTACTATATCTATATTTGCATCTTGGAAAACAAATACTTTAACTTGTCCCTCTGTCCCACCAGTTATAGTAGCTATGTTTACAAGAGCAGCTGCATCGACTATTATTACTTCAAAACCATAAGATCCAATGTCAGTTCCAACTGCAAGAGAAGTTGACCCAGCTGGAATCGTTAGGTCTGTAACACCTACATTTCCAGACCCTGAAACAGCTTCAATAGCCACTCTATTTTCACGGATGTAAGATGGTAATTCAGATACTAACTCTTGATCAGTAGGTTGATTTACATCAAGACTCATTTCTTGATTCCTCCTTTGATTCTATTTCTAACGTCTGCAAGAATATATCAGGCAAACTTAAAAAATAACTAACAGCTTTTCTTCTTCCTTTTATATCACCTAAGTGAATTAACGTTTCAGATGAATTAGGCACTATTTTATACCCTTCATCATCCACATGAGGTTCTCCGACTATATCATATTCAAGTTGAGCATTTTTAGCTAATTGAGTTAACTCATCAACAATATCAAGCCAGACAAAGGACTTCTTAAATTCCTCAATTTCACTTTTACTAGACCGTAAAGTTTTATCCATTATATTTCTCCAGTTGGTACTAAGTTGCCTTTTTCAGCTTCACGTGCGACCTCTTCATCAGGCAGAACTTGTCCCTGAACTTGACTAACGTTACGTCTGAAGTCCTCAACATTCTTTGCACCAAGTTGCTGAGCTATATACATAAATATTCTAGTTACATCAAACTGCTGCATTAGTTCAGGTGTTGTACCTATTACCTTAAACATGTTAATCCAAGCTTCAGAGAAGTTACCCCCAGGTATTGATCCATCTCTTACAATTAAATCATAGTTAATTGCAAGATCATAAGGTGTAACTTTAACTTTATCTTTAGCAAATGTCTTACTTAGCTGTTCAGCATATCTTCCTATAACTCGAACATAAGTTTCCTGAGACATATACTGTTGAGTATGAACAGCAAACATAGTTCCGACATCTTGAAAGAACTGTATCCCAATTAACATAGCAAGGCGTTGAAGGCGACTTACTGCACTACCTCTTGTACCTTGAAACTCAGCACGAGTTAATCGTTCAGGACCTCCCTGACGGAGTGATCCTTGCATTGACTGATCAGCACCAGAGATTCTATCCATCCAGCTTGTGATATAAGCTGAGTCAGCGATGTTAGCTCTTGTGATATCTTGGACAGAAAGCTGTTGAACAACTTTGTCTACTCCACGTCCCCAAGCTGGTCGACGCAGACGAATTAACTTGCCAGGTTGAGGGTCTTTTAAGTCCTCTATATTAACCAAGAATGGATCAACTACTAACATATCATTTATAGCTTTTCTCACATTTGCCACATGACTATTAAACAAAAAATCTAACGTATGCTGCAGCCCATAAAGAATCTCCATTCTACTAATTGGCGTAACTGAATACCCATCATACTCGGGAGAAGCTAATGCAATAGGATACATTCCATGATTGTGATTAGCTGGTTCACAGGCTATTATAACATCATCAGAGGCAAGTTCAAAATACCACTTTTCAGGATACTCACTATCACTTAACTTCCATTCTTTAGGAATTAAGTTGACATACATCCTAATACGATCTACTGGATTAGTGGTATTTGTTAACCCTCTGTGAAGTTCAGTTGAACCACCATACTTCTTCATCCTATCACTCTGATCTAATGAAAGAGTTGATCGCTTATCTTTTTTATTTCTTAAATACCTAACATTAAATAGATCTGAATAAGCTTCATTTTCCTCACTTAGCAAATTCATATAGTTATCACGATCTACCCAACCAATGAACTCACCATCATGTGTATTAACACTTGAAACAGATGGATCAGGAAGAAGCATATAAGGCTCAATATTACTAAGATCATTTCCTTCAAACAATAATGAGTCAACCATGTCTACATACCCTTCTCTATTTGTTCCAAGAGATGATGTAGTAACGATAGATGACTTAATTGGTTTCTTACCATATATACTTTTCCATCCAGGAATTGCACCTCCTATTCCATAGACTAAACTATCACGTAGAACAGTATGAATTGCCAGTGGAACCTTAGTTTTAATACAATGAAGACGAACTATAAGCTCCATTAACATCGCTCCAGTAGTATCATCATCTTCAACACCCTCATACTGGAACATAGGATCTTGAAAAAAAGCCATTGTTAGATAAGTTAGTAATGCCTCAAGCATTGAATAAGTGTAAGGAAATACTATTGAAACAGGTTTTGAAGAATCTTTTTTCTGAATTGTTTCTTCTTTATCCTTTAATGAGACATAAGTAGTCAACGTTTGATCCATTTCTCTCCAGAAAGGGAACCTCTTAGATATCTCATTCCTTGCCTCACGTGCTCGAGACCAGATTTTATCACGTAGTCTGTTATGAAAATCTGAATTTGGCTTAAGATCTAAACCATTAGGATAATCATAGTCGTAGTTATCCTTTGTATAAATATCATCTTTCCAAGATGAAGGCTCACCTCTGACAATATATGGCATGTTAACCTCTAAGTATTAATTAGTCCGTGAATTCGAAGTTTGGACAGTAAATTATTCAAAGTCGTCCTCAAGGCATTTACTTCTGTTACTAACGTACCCAAATCAGTATTGAAAGTTGTTCTATCAACAGTGTCACCACCAGCCCCTAATGAGATAGCTGAAATAGCAGCTGCATTAGCCTCAGCAGGCTGCTGATCAGTAACAACTTGTGTTCCATTTACCTCATATGATTCACCAGTTGGAATGTCAATAGATCCATTGTCATCTATGTCAACATTAGAGTCCTGAACTGCTCTAGTCCCACCATCACCACGAACAACCTTGTGGTCTGCTATAATAGCACCTGCCGAAACCTGGTTGGCAGGACCTCCCGGAAGTTGGTCTTGCCTAACTCCTTCATCTGCAGCTGAACTCTGCCCTATTTTAATAGGTTGATTATCAGTATCTATAGCCTCACCAATAGCGCCATCATCATACTGATGAATATTTCCTAACGATCCTATTCTAACTTGTCTTATAGCCATAGTTTATTAAATTATTTAATTATCTTAAAATATTTTTCTTAAGTAA